TTAGTGCAATAGTTTGGGTACTTTTATTTACTATCATTACACAAACTGACAAGTATTATGACACTCGAGACTGGTGTCTTGAAAAGTATGAAGAATACAAGGAGAGAAAAAGTGCAAGAAGAGAAAGTTAAGTATAAGTTTAATGAGGATCATATACTAGAAGTAGTAAAAGGGTATATAGATATTACATACGAACAGCATTACAGTAAAGGTAACATTCAAACTACAGAAATAATTTTTGACGCAGATCATGGCGAAGGGTTCTGTATAGGTAACATAATTAAGTATGCACAAAGATACGGCAAAAAAGATGGCAGAAATGACGCAGACCTATACAAAATCATTCACTATGCAGTAATATTGCTCGGTATGTTAGATAAGAAAGAAGAAGCTGACTTTGTCGAGTATGAGAATCAACTACAATTAGATATGGATTAGTATGGCAAAAAGAGGAATTAGAGCAAGAAGTCATGAGGATTTAAGTCCTGCGAACATTAAAAGAGTTATCGCAGCGTTAGAGGAAGGAGCTACAAAGAAAGTAGCTTGCGAAATGTTAAGAATTAGTTACAATACGACTAGACTTAACAATATATTAGAAGAGTTTCATGCAGAGCAAACCAGAATAGCTAGTAGGAAAGCTAGAAATAAAGGCAAACCAGCCGCAGAGCATGAGATCAAACAAGCAATTACAGATTATATCGAAGGAGATAGCATCACAGATATTGCAAAAACATTATACAGGTCAGCAGCTTTTGTCAAGGGAATTATTGATAGAGTTGGAGTACCTAGACGACCTGTAGGAGAAGAGAAAGCATCGGAAGTTTTACTTCCTGATGTTTGTATAAAGGAGGAGTTTCAAGAAGGAGAAATAGCTTGGAACTCTCAATATCATATGCCATGTGTTATAGGAAGAGAGTGGACTTTAGAGTACCAAGATTCCATGCCTGGAATTAAAACTTTGAATTACGAAAAGAAATATGGAGCAAAAATGTATGCTGTATATAACTATAACTTACATAGCTATGATGAATCAATCAAGACTTTAGGTTGGTGGACTGGTAGAAAGAAACTAGGTTTCAATAGCCATACACTTGCATATCGTCTAGGAAGTCTCGAGCACTTAAAAGAATATGGAGTAACGTTCGAGTGATGAAAAGGAGAATAGATGGATTTTTTATATTTCTATTTATTATTTGCTTTTTCAGGAGCTTTTACAACAATGATCACAGTATGGTATCCTGCCTTTGAGGCAGCTAAAATGCTTGATCCGAATAACATTGTTTGTCAGAAACGAGGACTTTACTTGTTTTTGTGCTTTGGTTTTTCAGTTGTATTCGCACCTGCATTACTTATAATAATATTAAACACGGAAGAGTTTACAAAAGCATTTGTACGCTCTATACTAGGAAAAGACTAATGAAAGATAGAATAAAAAACGCACTCATTAAGAAGTACGAAGGTGATATAGCAGCCGCAAATGCTAATATAGAAATATATCTACAGCACCCTGTAGGTATAGGTGAACACTCAGATGTAATAGCCGCCCTGGATGAACAAATCGGGATAGCAGCTACAGCAGAGGAGAAACTAAATTATACAATGGGAATCAAGTAGGAAGCTAACCATAAGAAAAATACTTCTTGACTTTTGGTTCGTAATTTAGTATAATAGAAAATATGAATGAAAATACTGACAATAAACACGGCACACCCAGAAATGAGTACGAGAGAGAAATTAGAGAACTCAATCGCAAAGTTTATAGTCTGTATCAGAAAGTAGAACAACTAATGAAGGAGAATCATGAACTGTCCAAATTGCAACAGTCTCAATATAAATCAGAGAGCTGATATCGTTCAATACGATGTCGACACTAGACCTATAGCTATAGTCGTACCCGTTATGACTTGCAAAGACTGTGGAGAAAAATGGACAGACGATAGGGCAGAAGATGCACTTTGGAGAGCATCACACTAAATATCTCTTGACTTTATTAGAAATGTCTTCTATAATATAAATATGGGAGACAGATTTTATCAACAACAACTCGAAGCAACAGGGTCTTACCCTGGCTTTAGAGGTACAAAACGGAGACGAAGAATGGCTTGGACAGACGAATCAAAAGAACAAGCGGTTAAATTATATACAGAAGCAGAACCTACTCCAGAAACAAGTATGGAAGTAGTGAAAGACATAGCTGAGGAATTAGGCGAGAGCCCAAATGGAGTCAGAATGATCTTAACAAGGGCTGGCGTATATGTTAAAAAGAATCCTTCAGCAGGTAGTTCATCAGGCGGCAGTACTGGTGGTGGTAGAGTAAGTAAAGATGCTATGCATCAAGAGCTTTCCGCTGCTATTACAGACGCAGGTCAAGAACCCGACATGGATATTATAACAAAGCTTTCAGGTAAAGCAGCACAATATCTAGCTGGAGTTATTAACGCAGTAAACGGTTAACCCACCTGAGGATGCTAGGAGTATGACAAGGTGCTCCTAGCATTTTTACATTCAAAATTTTTAGCATATTTCTTGAATTAAACATACTCGGTAGCGTGGTTTCTTATAAACAAAACAAAGGAATCACTCGTGAAAAGAGACGAATTTATAAACAAGGTGACCGACTGTGGTGATGCAATCATTACCTATAGAAGCACCAATTCTCGCAAGTTAAAGTACAATGTCTGTACTTTAGATTTTACAACCCCCTACATACAGCAAAAGCGTAACAGAGCCCGACCGACAAAAGACACAGTTCTTTTATGGTGCTGGGACACAGATTCTTATCGCTTGCTGAGACCTGCCAATGTGACAAATATTACCCCTTTATCAAGTATATTGAGGAACACACGATGGTAGATTTATTTCAGGAACCAGAATTTTATTCTCGTATCATTCACGAAAGTGAGGACGGCTACGAGCAAATACGCTTAGTAGTCAATACATTCTACGGAAAGGAATATTTACACTTTCGAAAATACTATTTAGATTTTGAAGGTGAATGGCAAGCTACGAAACAGGGAGTTTCAATGCCATTAGACATGACAAACTCAAGAGAAATGTTCGCTGGATTAGTAGAACTACTCTCACTAACAGAGAACAAAACAGAAGTATATAAATACTTTAAAGACGTTATAGAAGATTCTTATTCTTGACGCCAAACCGCAAATACTTCTTGATTTATCAAGCTATTGCCTTCATAATATACAAATGGCAATAATATATGGAAACATGAGATACAGTTTTAAAGGAAAGAAACGTAAGCCACTTCCACGCAAGTCGAAGAAAGCTATACGCAGACCGCAAACTAAAGCAAAGATATCCTTACATGCACGAATTCGCATGGAGGCAATGAACGCACATACCGAGAAGTACCCTTCTTGGGAAGGCGACAAACTATCACCTTGTGTACTCGAGGACGATTCTTACAAAGAAGAAGCCAAACGCAAGTACACAGTAGCGATACCTTACAACAAAGGTAGCTATCAGGTAGTTCCTATCGAAGATTTAGAACATATCGGAAAATAATTCTTGACTTGGAAGTTGTATTTTGATATAATATATAAATGGAAAATTTAACGAAGTTACTAGATAAAGCGAGCGAAGGTTACTACGCAGGCATACCAACACTATCAGACGAAGAGTTCGATAGACTAGCACAAATTGCTCAGTATGCCAAAGTTGGTTCACCTAGCGGTAGAACACCACACGCTTTTCCTATGTATTCACTTCAGAAAGTTTTTAAAGGGGACGATAAAAATCCCCTTCCATACGGGGACGTAGTAGTCACACCTAAATTAGACGGATCAGCAGTATCATTACTGTATGTAGAGGGAGAGCTTTCACAAGTTCTTACTCGAGGAGATGGGAAGACAGGGTTGGATATTACAGATAAGTTCCTTGCATGGAATAATATACCTAAAAAGATAGACATTACGTCTAAGCTTTTTCAAGTCACGGGGGAGGTAGTTGCTCCCAAATCCGTACCCAATTCGAGAAATTATGCTGCAGGTGCTTTAAACCTGAAAGATATTCCCGAGTTTCTCTCCCGAGACTTGTTTTTCGTAGCGTATGGTATAGAGCCTAGCCCTATGCAGAAGTGGACAGGAGACATGGACTTATTAGATCGTCATGGATTCAGTACTGTAATGAAGGAGGGATTATCGCAATTTCCTCACGATGGTACAGTATGGAGAGTCAATGACAACCAACAATTTAAAAGTCTGGGTTATACAGCTCACCACCCAAGAGGGGCATTTGCATTAAAAGAACAGAAAGAAGGTGTTATCACAACTTTGCTAGATGTCGTATGGCAAGTAGGAAAGTCAGGAGTGGTCTCGCCAGTAGCTATTCTAGAACCTTGTGTAATAGGAGAGGCTACAGTTAGTAGAGCAACGCTACACAATAAGTCTTACATTGAAGCACTCGGACTTTACATAGGTTGTAAGGTAGAGGTTATCAGGTCAGGAGAAATAATTCCTAGAATTGTAGGACTTGCAGAAAAATAAATCTTGACATTTGATGTCAGATTTAGTATAATATAATAATTGATAAAAAGAGTAGATGAAACAACAAGCAATAGAAATTCCTGATGTATGCCCTTCGTGTGGCACATCATTAAAGTTGATAAATGATCAGCTTTATTGCAACAACCCAAGTTGCCCAGCAAAGAATTCAAAGATTGTAGAAGGTTTTGCTAAAACTCTTAGAATCAAAGGTCTTGGAACAAAGACCATAGAAAAACTTGATTTACAGTATATAGAAGATATATACCTGTTGACACCCGAGTTTATAGAGGAAAGGCTAGGTTCAGAGAAACTAGCAACGAAGTTAGTAAATGAAATCGAATTAAGTAAAAATGCTAATCTTCAAGAGTTACTACCAGCCTTTGCCATACCACTTTTTGGATCTACAGCTTCTCAAAAATTATGCAATACGATTAGTCACATTGATGAATTAACCGAGAAGAGATGTAGTGAAGCGGGGTTAGGTCCAAAAGTTACAACTAATATCTGTAGTTGGTATGAAACAGCATACAAAAACGGATACAAAGACTTACCTTTCACATGGAAAGCAGATATTTTCGAAGGAGTACCAGTCGTAGATATAAACGAAGTAGTTTGTATCTCGGGACGCTTGACTTCATATAAAACGAAAGCAGACGCAAAGAAAGAATTAGAGAGATATGGATATCGAGTAAAAGATACTTTAACAAAAGATGTAACCATCCTAATTAATGAAAGTGGCACAGCCTCAAGTAAGACAAAGTCAGCAGAATCAAAAGGAATAAAAATAGTAACAAATATAAAACAGCTAATTGGAGAAAATAATGGCAGTACCTAAGTGGACAGAAGAACGAACTCAAGAATTAACAGAGTTCGTAGGCGGGGAATCACCCGTATCTCAAGCAACAGTTGCAGAAGCAGCTGACCAGCTTGAAACATCTCCTAGATCAGTTAGTTCTAAGTTAAGGAAAATGGGATTCGAGGTTGAACTCGCATCTTCAGTTTCTACTAGAACATTTACTGAACAGGAGGAAGCAACTTTATCAGCATTTGTATCAGATAACTCTGGTAACTACACATATGCAGACATTGCAAACGCCTTTGAAGGCGGAAAATATGGCGCTAAGTCAATTCAAGGAAAGATCCTTTCTATGGAATTGACTGATCATGTTAAACCTACTGAGAAGCCTGCTTCAGTCAGAACTTATTCTGAATCTGAAGAAGCTACCTTCTTAACAATGGTAGGTGACGGTGCGTTTGTTGAAGACATCGCTGATGCTCTTGGCAAGCCCGTCAATTCAATCAGAGGTAAAGCTCTTTCTTTCCTGAGAACAGGTGAGATAGACGCTATTCCTTCGCAGAGAGAAAGTACAGCTGCTTCTAAAGTAGATGCACTTACTGCGCTAGGGGATATCTCGGATCACACAGTTGATCAGATTGCTGAGGAAATCGGCAAAACTGTCAGAGGTGTGAAAACAATGCTAACCAGAAGAGGTCTTGCGTGCGCAGACTATGATGGTGCGGCAAGAAAAGAAAAAGCATCCAGCTAATCTTTTCATCCTAGAGGCGTGGTTAAGGCAACTTGACCACGCTTTCTTTTGCACATAAATTTGGGAGAATAATGAATATAAGTTCAGCACTTATTAATAAGATAATTGTCGAACAGGACATGGAAACCTGGGGCGCTCTTGAACCTCATTATTTACCAACAGAATACCAACCAATCTTTCGAGCCGTTGAAACACACTTCTCGACTTTCAAATCTCTACCCACGTTTGATGACTTAAAACTAAGTCTCAGAGACCAGTCTATCAAAGAGAAGATCTTTGCAATAGAAACTCTTGACGTGGACTCAGAAGCCCCACAT